ACATTCTTTACATCAGCGAAACAGAACTTGCACAGCAGATTGACTCAGCTTTGTCTTCAGCAAGCGTCAGCAATTACGATGACGATACTTGCTCATTCATGGCAGAAGCAATTCTTCGCACAGCACACAATGTGTTCACCGATAGAGTTCGCAAGATTGCACACCTCGCTGGATACGGCAAGGATGTAAGCAGCGACTGCAATGACTGCGAAGACGCTTATCGTGAATTTTCAAGCGTTTCACAGAATTTGTTCAACCAGCTTGATGAAAACCACAACAACGAAGTTCGCATCTTTGGCGACCTTTACAGCGCACTCAACGACATCTACCGCATCGCAAACGAAAGCGGAGATGAAGCAACAAGAGTCGAAGTTGCCGATATGATGCGTGAATGTTATGCAATTATGAACTCAACCAGACTTCCAGACATGGAACTCGCTGAATCAATCGCTGACTTCCTCGCAGAACTCATCGAGAGCGAAGGTGGAGATCATTCACAAAAAGGATGGGATCAAGGTGTCGAAATTGACGCTCTTGGCGACAACTCAATGACCAAGTGGAACGCAAAGCAGTATGCTGTTCCTTCTAACAATAGCGGCGACTGGAGAGATGCCGCTCCTGTTAGCGATGGCAAGTCTTATCACGGCAACTCAAATGAAATGGGACACAACGCCCTTGCAAACTATGGCAAAGACACTTGGCCAAATGTTCAAAATCCATTCACGCCAAAATCATTATTCGCAAAAATGAAAGAAAAAAGTGTAATCGATGATGAAGGTCTTGGAAGTTTCCAGAAGGATACTTGGCCAAACCTCCACAACCCAATGGCTCCAAAGCCAGTTATGCCAAAAATGGTTGAAGGATACGGACAATCATTCAAAGGAGTATAAATGGAAAATCAATTCCTTCTAGTTGATTGCTGCAACAACGGAGGATTTACCATGAGTCTTAACGAGTCAGTCTCCGATAGGGGACTGACTAAGTTCAAAGGTAAATTCCAAGAAGCAGAAGCAATCAATAAAAATAAAAGAATCTATCCATACGGAGTTCTTGACGAAAATGTTAAGAAACTTCTGCCGATTATCCAAAACCGTGGCCTGATCGGAGAACTCGATCACCCAACCGATTCTATAATCCACTTTGAAAAATGCTCTCACATCGTTACTAAACTATGGTGGGAAGGCAACAACCTAATGGGAGAGGGAGAAATCCTCAATACACCACATGGGAAAATTCTAAAGGCCCTACTGAACGATGGAGTTCGTGTGGGGATATCAAGCCGTGGAGTAGGAAACGGAAGAAGCGACGAGAATGGAATCCTTGTGATTGGTGAAAGCTACAAACTCATTACCTTCGATGCTGTAGCAGATCCAAGCACACACTCAGCATTTCAGGAGAAAGTGTCGAGTGGTAAGAAAGAAAGTTATGCCCCAACTGCAAATAATGCAGAAATTTCTAAAAATGCGGTTAAAAACGAAAGTAGCCGCATACATAATGTCAGAAAAGATGCATTGTTGGCTTGTTTGGGCGGAATAATCGAACAACAAACACGAAACATTACAGCGAGGTTAGGCTAATGGACAAGATCGTAGAAGCATTGAAGAATCTCCTACCGGAGAATGAAGTTAATGAAGTCGCTAACGCCGTTGGCGAACTACTTGAGCAGGCCAAGGAATCCCTTGAATTTGAGTATAATCAGAAACTTGAGGAAGCCTATGCCGAACTCACCAGCGAACTAGCTGAGGCTGAAAAGATTGCAGAACAAGGCTATGAAGAAGCCTACTCAATAATTGGAGACCTCAGAAATCGCCTTGAAGTTCAAGGTCAGGAATATAACTCCGCTCTCGAAGAAGGATATGAAGAAGCATACCAGATGCTTAAATCTGAAAGAGCTAAGAACGAAAACCTTGAAGTCGATATGTATGAAGAATACGACCATAAACTGGCCGAGATGAAAGAATACATCGTTGACAAGGTCGATCAGTTCCTCCAGATCAAGGGCAGCGAAATCTACGAACAAGCCCGCCGTGATGTTCTCACAGACCCAAGACTTGCAGAACACAAGGTCGCTCTCGACAAGATCGTTAATATCGCCTCAAACTACATCAGCAATGATGAATACGGTGTAAGCGGCGAAAGACTTGAAGAAGCTACCCGTGAAGTTGAAGCTATGAGGGGCCAAATGAGAATCCTTGAAGCAAGAAACATTCGTATCAGCACCGAAAACACCAAGCTGAACGAAGCAGTTCGTCAAGCTAATGACCTCATCACCGAAAGCCGCAGATTTGTGGCCAAGGAAAGGAAGTCAGCAGTTATTTCCGAACAGAATGAAAGAGCGCAGAAAGCAAAGAATGTATCGGGGAGAGGAAGCATTTCCAGCGATAATGTTGTTATTTCGGAACATAACAACTCCTCTGCTGGAGGTTCTGACATGGACCAATTGTTGGTCCTGTCGGGTCTGAAACAAACTAAGTAACTCCTTTTAGCTTAAAGAATAGGAAAAACATATGAACGCTAATTCTAGATTTTTGAACGAGGCTAGGGAGCTAGAAACTCGTTGGAAGCAGACCGGACTCCTTGAAGGCATTCAAGATCGTTATGTCCGCTCCGCTACCGCAGTTCTGCTCGAAAACCAGAGACTCATGAACGAAGTCTCAACCGATACTGGAGATGTCGCACAGTTCAAGAGGATTTCAATTCCACTTGTTCGTCGTATCTACCCACAGCTTATCGCAAATAAGATCGTTTCCGTACAGCCTCTCCTTGGCCCAACCGGCTTGGTCTACTATCTCCGCTTCCGTTATTCAAGCAACAAGGGCGCTACCCGTGGTGCTGACAATAACGGCGGATTCCCCGGCGACGATGCCAACTCACTCATGCAGAGAGCCGATGGTACTGCCAATCTCGACATCTTCTATTCCAGCCAGTTCATCCAGAATGAAACAACCAGCACTGATGCTGGCGCTGGTGTTGTAAGCGTGTTCGCTCCTCTTGAACACACGCCAATCCTTGCCGGAACAATAACAGGCACTATCTATGATGGCGCTACTGCTATTCAAACATTCACCGTGTCTGCTAGCGGAACTTTCACCTTCTCAGATATCGGCTCTCCTTCACCAAAGGTTACATCTGGTACTCTTCAGACAACCACAGGCGAACTCACCCTTACTTGGAACGGCGCTCCCGGCTCAAACAACGCAGTTTTGAGCTACGAATACAACATGGAGTGCAACCAAGATCTTCCTGAAATCAATCTCGTAATTGAATCAGAAGAAATCGCTGCTAAGACCCGTAAGCTCAAGGCTGTATGGTCTTATGAAGCACAGCAGGATCTCCGCTCACAGCACAATCTTGATGCCGAAGCTGAGTTGACCGCTGTTCTTGCACAGGAAATCAACCTCGAAATCGACCGTGAAGTTCTCACCGACCTTCGCAACAACGCCGGTACTGTCTCAGCTTGGGACTTCAACACCGCACTCGGCGAAACCATCAAGGAAAAGTACGAAAGCCTTTATGTTAAGGTTGTCGAAATTTCCAATGTCATCCACAGAAAGACCCTTCGTGGTGGCGCAAACTTCATCGTGACCTCACCTGAAGTTGCTTCAATCTTTGAAACAGCAACAGCCGGTTTCGCTCCTGCACCTTCTGAAACCTTCACAAGCTCACTCGGCATCCAGTATGTCGGCACCGTGAACAATCGCTGGAGACTCTACAAAGATCCTCTCTTCCCAAGCAATCAGTTGCTCATGGGTTACAAGGGCGATAGCTACATGGACAGCGGTTACTTCTACTGCCCATATGTTCCATTGACCCAGACACCAGTTGTTCTCGATCCAGAGAGCTTCTGCCCACGCAAGGGAATTCTCACAAGATATGGTAAAAAGTTACTCCGTGAAGGAGCTAAATTTTATGCGAGACTTTCTATCGCAAATTTCGTAATCTAGCGCAATCAGCCTAAAACAAGGCTAAAATCAACAAAAACCTCCTGCGAAAGTAGGAGGTTTTTTATTTTATATTTTTTTGTCCCATTATTTGTTTTTTTACAAGATGTGTACTATAATAAATTGAAGACATTTTATGGAGTTTTTATGTCAACTAATAAGTATACAAGAAAACATTATCACACATCTTCTAAATCAGCAGGTCCAGTACATGCTGATTCATCTTATGAATTAAGAGCGGCAATTATTTTAGATCAAGAGCCGCAAATTTTACATTATGAAGACCATCAATGCTTTATTTCAAACGATGGTCAAACAAGAATATTTGATTTTTTAGCTACTTGTAAAAATGGCGATAAAAAGCTTATTGAAGTAAAGCCGTATGCTAGACTAAAGCAATTTGAAAAACAAATACAGGACAATAAAGATTATGCTGAAAAAATGGGTTGGATTTTTGAAATTTGGACTGAAAAAGAATTGGGATTTGATAATAGCAAACAAATTACAAATTGGGCAGATCAATACATCAAAGAGAATACTGGAATTGACTATAGTATTGCGAGAAAACAAAAAGATTGCATGAAGGCAAAAAGATATTATCGTAAAAAAATTGCAAATGATAAAATCGAAGTCCCCTGTGCCTTCTGTAATGAGGTTCATACGGCTCTGAGGCTGACTTATGACAAGAACATAGCTAGGAATGGGCGATACATTTGTGAGCGTGAGGGAGGGCATATAGCTGGCAGCAAACCTAAATTGAGTTTGAGGAAAGATAATCCCCATTCATGTGATGGTAAGAAGGAATGTAATAAGTGTAAGGAAGTTAAATTATTTGAGCAATTTAGTCCTGACAAGAGCAAGCGTGATGGATATTGTACTATGTGTAAGCCTTGTCGCTCTGAGAAGATGAAGGCTAGTTATGCAAAGAAGAAAGAGGGTTGAAGATGAGTGTCAGTGATTTGATGCGTGATATTTTCAATGATGTGGAAAAGTGTGAAAAAACAAGTTTTGTTGAGATTATAATTACTGATGAAATTTTGGGTATAGCAAAGAAAAAAGCAGAGCATTTAGGTCGTTTGAATAAATCCATTATGGGAGGAGAAGGTAATCTTTCGGGATTTATTGGTGAGGAGTGTGTTAAGCAATATTTTGGTATTTCTTTAGGAACTAATGACAACACATATGATTTTGACATTATTTACAATGACAAAAGGTTTGATGTAAAGACAAAGAAAACCACTGTTGTTCCCAGAATGAATCATGAGTGTAGTGTTGCGGCTTATAATACGAGGCAAGATTGTGATTATTACATATTTACGAGGGTATTGTTTGAGAATGAGATTCCGACAAGATTATACATAATGGGCCAAATGGATAAAATTGAATATTATAAAAAGGCAAGATTTTTGAAGAAGGGTGAGAAGGATGGCACGAATGATTTTATTGTTCGTGAAGATTGTTACAATATGTATTATTATGATTTGAAGCCTATTTCTGACATTAAGTGAAGAGTTATCATGGAAAAGCCTAAGTGGACAATAGGAATTGTGAATTGGAAGTCAAAAAATAATTAGTATTTATAATATAAACAATATTTTATCTTCAAAAGATGAGGTCTTAAATTATTTTAACTTTTGTTGTGAATGTTTTGCATAAATAACATATGGAATTCCGTAATTTTATTGAAAACGCATCATTAAATGAGTGTGTGGTTGCTGGTGTGCGACTACAGGATGGTGTTGTATTGGCCAAGAATCGTGATCGTGGATACAAGGCCAATGTTGAAATAATTCATGAATTAATTAATGGTACAGAGGTTATGTACTGGCATGATATTGATACAGATTGGTGTGAAGGGATGAATGAGTATGGTTTAGGGATGGTGAGTAGTAGTTTGATGGTGAATCAGGATGAGAAGGAAGGATTGCGTGTTATAAATGGCAAGAAGGTTCCTGACGACAAGCATAAGAAGATAGTAACAAATGAGGGCAATAAGATAAGGCAGGCTTTGTCGCATGTTAATCTTAAAGACATGGTTCATAGCATTGTGAATGGCAAGAATAAAAAGGGTAAGAATGTTGGTCTTCGTGGTCAGACATTGGTAAGTGATGGTGTTAATTTATATGCTTTAGAAATCACAAAAGATAGCAAGGTTGTTAAAAGGGTTTCGGATGATGATTCTGTGACTGTGAGAACAAATCATGGCATATATGACAAAGAAGCTGGTTATAACAAGGGTAGGAAGAAGGAGTCTTCTCACAGCAGGATGAATTTGGCTCAGAAGAATTTGGTGGATGTTAATTTGCCAAGTGATGTTTTGGACATTTTGAAAAAAAAATATGTATCTGATCCATTTTTGAATCCTTACAGGACAAAGAGTCCATGGTTGATGCATACGACTGGTCAAATTTTATTGGATTTGAAAAATTTGCGTGTTATGGTCAGGATGGATAAGGACGAGGGTGTATTTCGTGGTATTGTAAATAACTTGCCTATTGGTTATAATTCAAAGATCAGGGTTGTTGTTGAGCATTAAATTAATTGTGATTGTTGAAAAAATAAAGGTTTCTTATGCCTGATTTTTTTAAGCAATCAAAAAGTCGTCTTTATGATTGTTCATCAATCAATCATGATGGTGTTTATATAGCCAGATATCAGTTAAGATTTGTTGGTTCTAGGTGGGTTGTTTGCGAGGATGTATACGATGGAATTATTGATAAGTGTGATTTGAATCGCCCTTTGATGTTTTGTGAATATGAGACTGCATATTTATCTTTATTTAGGCTTGCTAAAGATTATGAGAAGGCTGGTTTGAAAATTCCTGATTTTGAGATAGTTGCTATTGATTTTCGTGGCGATAATTGTTATTGTGTCAGGTTTGATGATCGTGAAATAGAAATTATTGGTAAATCATATCATCTAAGCCGA